TATTTTACGGCAAGTAGATATTTTAATTGCCTATTTCACTGAGACAACTGTAAATAATTTTTTAAAATTCAAAACTCCAATAGTACAAAATATTGGAAGAGTTGAAGACAATTTTCAAATAAATATAATTTGTCCGTTTTATGTAGATAACTAAAATAAAAGAAAGGATATAATAATGGCAGATCAAATAGAACGTCTTATTTCTGCGGTTACAAATGGATTAAATAAGATAAATACAAGTATTCAAAAAACACAAACTTATAAAGATGGAAACATTTATGGTTTTGGTGGGAACTCTACTGTAAATAGTTCTGGTGTAGCCGCTCTTTTAGGTTTTCTTGGTGTTTTAACTTTAGTTCCTGGTTCGACTGCTGGAGCATCAGATGCTTCTGGTTCTTTAGATTCACAATCGGGATGTGAAGGAATTTCTGTTGGTGCTTCAAGTATTACTGGATCTTTGTCAGTATCTACAGAACTTGGTAGTTCGGCTGTTGAAACTTCTGGTGCTTCTGCCGCTTTAGGTTCTGTTGAAATTTCAACAAAATTTAGTGGTTCTATTGTTGGAGCTTCAAATATTGATTGTGGAATATTAAATTCAGTACAATTTAGTGGGAGTTCTGTTGGAGCATCTGGTGAGACAGGTGTTTTAAGTGTTTCTACACGATTAGTTGGTTCTTGTGCCGGAGCAACGACTGGTGCTGCTGCTTATATGTGGACTTAAAATAAATAATTAAAAATAAAAGAAAGGATAAAAAATGAGTGACGCAAATCGTGTGCAATTAGCTTATGTTGAAGAATCAACTTTTGGAGAACAAGAAACAGGTTCTAATTTACAGATTCTTCGATATAATAGTGAGTCATTGAAACAAGATATGGCTACTACAATTAGTGAAGAAATTCGTTCAGATAGGCAAATTTCTGATGTAGCAAGAATTGGATTAAGTGCAAGTGGAGATATTAGTTTTGAATTAAGTTATGGTTCTTTTGATGATTTTCTTAAAGCTGCATTGCTGGCCTCTGATTGGTCAACAGAAATTAGAATTGAACGCTTAACAATTTCTGTTGATGAAGCTGATAATTCTTTTAATGATTCTGATGATGGTTTAGGTAATTTTGTTGCCGATCAATGGATTTTTACAGCAGGATTTAATAATTCAGAAAATAATGGTTTCTTTAAGATTGTTTCTGTTGCTGCTGGAAAATTGGTTGTAGAAGGCGGAACGTTAGTAACAGAAGCTGCTGATGAAGACCCAAGAGAAATTATAATGGGAGCTTATATAACTAATGGAACAACTCTTATTAGTTATAATTTGGAAAAAGATTTTGATGATTTATCTGAAACACTTTCCTTATTTAAGGGAATGAGTATAAATACTTTTAATCTTGATGTTCCTGCTGATGGTATTATAACTGGAAGTTTTGGTTTTATTGGCTCAGTAGAAGAATCTTTAACTGGTTCGGGTGGAGATGGCTATGATGATGAGACTACTACTACTGTATTAACTGGAGCAAATCATGTTACAGATTTCCTTGAAAATTTAGGTGATTTAGCAATTCTTAGTTTCGCATTTTCTTTGAATAATAATTTGAGAACAAGATTACAAGTTGGTAATCTTGGAGTAGCAAGTATTGGTTCTGGTTCTATTGAAATTACTGGTTCTTTAAGCATCCATTTGGAAGACGCAACTTTATATAATAAATATTTGAATCAAACTAAAACTTCTATTGTTCTTGGAGTTGTCGATATTGATGGTAATGGTTATATAATTGATTTACCGTCTGTAAAAATTACAAGCGGGGTTAGATCTGCTGGTGGATTAAATACTGATGTTATTGGTGATTTTGAATTTCGTGCCTATATGGATTCAGATGAAGAAGTTTCTATTCGTATAGCAAGATTTACTCCAAGTGAATTAGCTTTATTTGTTGGTTCACTTAGAGCTACAAGTACGATTTTCGGTGCTCTAACCGTTAGTTAATTTATATTAAATTTGAGGAGAATTTAAATGGCGGATATAAATGCAATAAAAGTTGATCTTAAAAAAGAGATTGAAGGAGTTTGGGTAGATTTTATATTAGGTATAAGATTAAAAATTGCAAGAGCAAGGAATGTAAAATATACTGAACTCCTTCAAAAACTATTAGATCCTTATAGAAAAGATATAAGAGAGAATAAAGTAAAAGCCGAAGATTTTGCTAATATATTATTAGAAGTTAGAGCAAAAACAATTTTACTTGATTGGGAAAATATTGAGGAAGAAGGAAAAATTATTCCTTACAGTGTTAAGAAAGCAATAGAATATTTTAAGAATCCAGAATTAAAAGATTTTTATGATTTTGTAGTTGGTGTTTCTGAAAATGCTGATGAATATAAAAAAGATTTAATTAAGGATTCGGAAAAAAACTAATTGATTACCTGCTCTGGAGTTTGGAGTGGGGAGTCTATTATGAAAAAATGAAAGCAGTTGGTAAAGCTGAGAAACATCCTTCTCCAAATTTATATGGTGATTTATTTTATATTTGGGAGGGTTTTGTAGCTTTATCTTCTTCAAGAGTAGGGTTTGATTCAATTAAGTTTTCAGAAATAGAATCTTGGTTAAATTTAAATGGAATTTCCAATTTAGAACAGCGACAAGAAATTGCTCATTTAATTCGTATAATTGATTTAGAATATTTAAAATTTATGAGGAAAAAGTATGCCAAGTCTTGATGTGACTATCAATGCTTTAAAAGCAAAAGCTGGTGCTGCACAATTCGATTCTGCTGTAAAGAAAATACAGCAAGGAGCGGCGAGTACCGATGCTTCTTTAGCTGCAAGCGGGAAATCTTTTGATTCTCTTGGTTCTAAACTTAAAAAAGTAGGATTAGGGTTAGCCGGATTTGCCGCAGCTTATAAAGGGTTACGATTTGCTATTTCATCTGTAAAAGAATTTGCAACTTTTGAATCAGGACTTGCTAATGTTTCAACGATGTTAGATAAAGCATCAATGAAATATATGCCTGGGTATGAAAAAGCGATTGGACAGTTAGCAAGAAAATATGGAGAAGGAACAGGAACTTTATCAAAAGGTTTATATGATGTTTTATCAGCAAGTATTAATGCTGCAGATGCAATAAAAGTTCTTGAAGTCTCAAGTCGGGCGGCGATTGGAGGTATGTCTTCAACAGGAGTTGCAGCAGATGCTTTAACTACTATTATAAATAGTTATGGTTTATCGGCAAATGATGCAAATAAAATTAGTGATATTTTATTTGCTACTGTAAAGCGTGGAAAAATAACTTTTGAAGAAATTGCTGGTTCGATTGGTCATGTTGCTGCTTTAGCTGCTTCTGCTGGTTTAACTTTTGAAGAAGCTTCTGCTGCAATAGCTACAATGACACGTTCTGGTCTTCAAGCAGATATTGCTGTTACATCATTAAAAGGTATTTTAACTACTTTTTTAAGTCCCACAAAAGAGGCGGCTGATGCTGCTAAAAAATATGGAATAGAATTGAATACTAATACTCTTCGAACTGTTGGTTTAATTGGAGTAATGGAGAAATTAAAAGGAGCTACAGAAGAAGATATTGCTGCTATATTTTCTAATGTTAGAGCTTTGACAGGCGTTGCTGCTTTAAGACAAAATGTAACTGGTTTGATAAAAGATCAAAAGGAGATGTTGAATGCTTTAGGGAAATCTGAAGAAGCTTATCATAAAATTGCTGATACAACAGCAATAAAAATAAAGAAGTTAGAAGAAAATTGGAAAGCTGCAAAAGTTGAGGTTGGTAAATATCTTATACAAACAAAAGACGCTTATGTTGAAATTTATAAAATTATTGATGCTCTTGAGGAATTACAAGAAGCACATGAAAGAAATGCAAAAAGAGAAATAGATCCTTCTTATGGAATACCTATTTTACTTATTTATAATCTTATTAAAGCAAAAAAAGGAATCGATGATGTTAAAGAAGCTTGGGAAGGAAGTTTTGGAACTTTTAGAAATGTAGAAGGACATATTGTAAGAATAAATAAAGAACTTGTTGATCATCTCCCAACATTATCGTGGTACACAAGTAGCTCTTTGGAAGTTGGTCGTGCGATGAATAAAGCAGCAATAGGTATAAAAGCCTTTGAGAAGGCTGGATTACCAGTTCCTGATATTTTACGAAAACTTGCAACTCTTGAAGAGAATATGATTAAAGCAGATAAAAAAGCCAATGAAGAAAGATTAAATGGAAT